TGATTATTAACTACGATTCCGCTACCCCGGCGCTTCATTTCCGCGTCGACGCCTCCACTTCGAAGATGAAGAACGATTCAGATCAGATTCAAAGCCTTCAAGGCCTTTTGGAAGTGCTCGGATCGAACCAAATCCTTCAGCAGACCGTCCCTCAAGAAAAGGTACAGGCCGTGTGGAACTCCATCGTCGGGGCTTCCGGCGTTGAGAACCCCGAAGAGCTTCAGATAACCCAAAAAGAGCAGGAAGCGCAAAAGGAACAGCAGGCGCAGATGCAGCAGGCTTCTACGCCGGTCCAGCCTCCAAAAATGAGCGTCAACTACAAGGACGCCCCGGAAGACATCAAAAGGCAGATGGAAGCCTCGGACGGTTTCCAGCCGAGCCAAATGACCTCGCCGATCCAACAGCAGAACGACCTTAAGGCCCAGGAATTACAACAAAACGCTCAAGCCAACCAGCAGGACTACAACGCCCAAATCGTAGACACTTTGCGCAGCCTCGGCCTGTCGGACAACGTAATCGGACAGGCAATCGACGCGATCGACAATGGAGCGTCTGCGGATCAGGTCTTGCAAGCGTTAGGAGTTGGAAATGAGTGAATTGTACCCGAATAGCGGAGAGTTTTTCGGCGTGCCCGTAAACGAAGAGCAGAAGCAGGAAATAAAGCAGGACAAAGCCCAAGCGGTACAAGCGAAGCCGGTTATTAAGAAGGCCCTCAAGTACCTCGACGAGCTGATTGTTTTCTATGGATCAATCGAGTCCATTTCCGACGACGTATTAACGAATCCTAATGAATTCATGCATGTTGTAGCCGCTAATAAATTAACGAAACAAAGTCTTGTTCAGGTAAGGGAGTACCTCAACGGCCTAATCGAGAGCTAGGTTGCGACGTGGGGCGTTCCTTCCGCCCTACATCGGAGTCTATCTCTAGGACACCCAGAACCGCCACTGTGACGGCGTAAAAACACATTAACAATTCACATCTCATATTCACGGGCAAGTTTAGTTTAGAAAGTTTAGGAAAATAATATGCCACAGAATAGTTTTAGATCAGAGACAACAATTTTTGCACTGTATGGATCGCAGGACAGGGTTTACAGCCGTTATGATCGGGAAACCGAACTACCGGAATATAGGAATCCTCTCACTACTGATTTACCAGAGCGAAAGGTTATCGAACACATCGAGAATAACAATGAACCGATGAGGAATCATCCCATTGGTATCGTTTATCGAAATAGATATATCGAAGAAGGCGCTGATGGAAAGTCTGGTTCATCCGTTTCTCCAGACGATGACTATGCCGTTCCACTATTTACATACGATGTCGTTCAACAATTGGAGGGTCGTTTACTTGACTACGTAGATGCAACTTACGCCGATAAAGATCAGCGAGAAGCGCAGAAAAGAGTGGTCCGCAAGCTTCTATGGGGCTTCAGCGAAGAACTTAACAACGACCGCAAACGGCTATTTAGCGTATCAACGTTAATCCAGCCAGATACAGCAGACCAAGGCAAGTAATTAATAACCACTTGCCCGTGGTTACGAGATGTGAAGGAAAGAGAGAGAACATGGACGGAGAAAACACCGCCCCGGCTGTAGAAGCACCGGTAGTTTCAGACGCTACCCCAACCGATTCAGCCACGGTTGAGACGACAAGTTCTGACGCGACGGACAGCTCGGACGGCTTCCTTACCGGATTTACCGGCAAAGAGACCGAACAGCCGTCAACTGAATCGCCAGTAGAGGAAGACGCGGGTCAACCTCAGGAAAGCGAAGAAGAAACGCCGCAAGGTGAACAAACGCTTAAGCCAAAAGCTGAGAATCGTTTTCAAAAACTTGCGAACGAAAATAGCGTACTTAGACAGCAAATAGCCGACTATGACGCGCAACTTCAGCAATTAACGGGTCGTAATGCTCAAGTCGCCCAAGAGCAAGGCTTATTGAACGAAATAGACCCGAACACAGGTCAATACTACACCGCAGAAGATGCGGCGCGAGTAGCACGGTACAACGCGAACGAACAAATGCAACAGCAGTTGCAGAGCCAGATTCAAACACTGCAAATCGGGCGAAGTCGCCTCGCGCTGACTCAAGATGCGCAATCTGCTTTAGACGATTTCCCAATGTTCGACGAGAGCAAGCCGGAATACAACAAAGCGCTCGCGCAACAAGCAGACGCGCTGCTCGGACAACAGCTAGTATTCAACGACCAGAATGAGGTTATTGGTTCACGAATGTCACCCTATCAAATCTATCAAACCATCGCCGAAGCTAATTCTTTAGGAGCGACAAAAGGTGAGATTGAAGGGCAAAAAGCAACAACGCAGATGCTATCCCGTACCGATACGGTACCGGGAGCAGCTCAGAAGGACAATACTGACCCATTCCTGAAAGGATTTCTCGGCTAATACACACCGGAGAAATCAACAATGGCACAAAATTATGCCGCTAAATACCAAAAGCAGATTGATGAAGTCTTCCGACTTGAATCAGTCACAAGCTCAATTATCAACAATGGTATCCGCCTCGACTTTTCAGGCGTAAATACCGTAACAATCTACACGGTCGACACCGTTGCTGAAGGCAACTACGTCCGTTCAGGCAAGGACCGCTTCGGTACCTTGGTTGAACTTGGCACCGGCCGCCAATCATTCGTACTGTCGCAAGACAAGAGCTTTACGTTCTCAATCGACCGCGGAAACCTTGAAGACAGCATGATGGTTCAAGAGGCTGGTTCAGCGCTCAACCGCGAAATCGAAGTCGTCTGCGTACCTAACACCGACATCTACCGCCTTGCAACGCTCCAGGCCTACGGCGTAGCCAACGGCCAATCAACGACTGTTGCCCTCTCTACTTCTAACGCATTTGCGCAAGTTGTAGCCGACGGCGTAAAGCTTACCAACCGCCGAGTGCCTAAGAAGGGCCGCGTACTGTTTGCAACCGCAACCACTATCAGCCTTCTCAAGCAGGACACTACCAACTTCGTAAAGCCTTCTGACCTTGCACAAGACCAGATCGCATTCAAGGGCGTTGTCGGTATGGTTGACGGAAACTCGATCGTTGAAGTTCCTGACGACTACCTTCCAGCGAACACCGCGTACCTTATCGTTGCCAAGGACGTTCTCGTAGCTCCTAGCAAGTTCGACACGTACCGCGTGCTCAAGGAAGTACAGGGCATCGACGGTTGGGTAGTTGAAGGACGACGCTACTTCGACGCGTTCATCCCGACCAACCGAGGCAAGGCGCTTCAAGTTCACATGAACGCGTAGTTCCGTGTAGATAGAAAGACTATCAAATGACTCAAATTCCTCAAGAACAATCAGCAGAAATCAACGGAGACGGACGCGAAGAGAACAAGCCCGGCCTGTACCTTCACAAGGAATCAGGCAAGGAGCTCTTCGCGCAGAACCCCCAGCAAGGAGACGCATTCGTACGCCTAGGCTACGTTTGGCAGCGCGGCCTGGAGGAATCCGACTTCTACGTTCCCCAAGCTCCTGCAAGCCCTGTAGATGCGGCCCGCGCCGAAATCGAAAAGATGCTTGCAGACGCGAAGGAAGCGGCCGCTAAGATCGTTGCAGACGCTCAAAAGGAAGCAAAAGCCCCAAAAGCAAAGAAAACAAAAAAGGAAGCTCCAGCGAAGAAAACCGCCGAAGCTCCTGAAAACCAATAATAACTAGGAGAAAAATAAATGGCTGCATTAACAGACGGTCGCGTTTCAGTAGACGTTTCTACCAACAAGACCCTTACGGCCGCTGACAGCGGCATCGTACAAAACGTTGTCGCCGACGGCATCGTAATTACCCTTCCAGCAACCGCTAACGGACTTAATTTCATTATCCGTAACGGTGGTGCGCCTGTAACCAACGGTCCTGCCGGCACCGGTTCAGACGGAAGCATCCTCGTAAGCGTTGCACCTAACGCTTCAGACGGATTTACCGGAAACGGCTTTACCGCCGCAGTAAACAAAAAGGCGCTCAACACTAAGGCTACTTCACGCGTTGGAGACGAGATCTCAATCGAAGGCAACGGTACTACCGGCGCTACAGGTTGGACGTTCTGCAAGGTCGTCGGCACCTGGGCTCGCGAAGCTTAGTTTAAACCAACAATCAAAAACAAACGGCACAATGCCACGATTGCAGGGCCTCAGGCACGACTGCAACGGCGACGCCTCACTTTCAACCACCCTTCGGGGTGGTTTTGTGGTATAATAGTACAAGATATAACCGCGTCAGCCACAGCTTAAAAGAAAGCGGGCGCATAAACACAAAAAGGTGTTCCAAACGGGAAGTCTCTAGCCTTGATACTCAGGACAGCATGAAAGAATGCGCCGCCCATAAGAGAAAAAGTCTCAAACACAGTTTTCAAGTCTACGTTTTTTAACGCAACTTAAAAATTTAAGATGAGATGATAATAGCTTGACAACACGCTTACTTTATGGTACGCTTAACTCGTGAAGCGGTTTACAAAAGCAATATTAATCACGCTGGCAAGCCTCGCGATCCTCGCAACGGCTGTTATTAGCGTGTACTCCCTACAAGGACGCACGCAAGCGAACGATGCAAATGTCGCGGCTGCACAAACTCAAGCGCCAACCACAGCCGAGCTTCTTAAATTAGTGAACGAGGAACGCGCCAAAAACGGCGCTTCACCGTTAATTGAAGACTCCCGAATTGACGCTTCGGCGCAACGGAAAGCGGACGACATGCTGAAGTATGATTACTTCGCGCACGTCAGTCCTCACGACGGAAAGCAAGGTTATACCTATATAAACGATTCTGCTCCAGGATTATGCAAATACGGAAGCGAAAACCTTGCATGGAACGCGGACAAAAGCCAGATAACCTCAGCAGAGGCCGTAAGCTGGTGGATTTCTTCAAAACCGCACCATGAAGCCATGATAGACAAGAAGTATACGCTTACAGGGTTTGGAATAACAAAAGACGCGGTAGTCGAACACTTCTGCGAACAATAGCTAAAGCTTGAATCATCTCTCTTAAACGAAAGAGAGATTTTTTATATGGGTGGATTTTTACCCGACTTTCTACAAAACACGTCAAACGTGCTCGCCAACCTTGGAATTGCTACGCCTGAACTAGGCTGGACTGAAGCTACTGGAGGATCAAACGTAGCCCCTAACCACAATCAAGACCCATCGCTGAACTTTGTAAACCAAGTAATGCCCGGTCCTAATAAGACTACAGGGGCCAACAGCGGAGGAACGCTGGATAACTCAGGTTCAGTACTGGGAGCAAGCACCGGATCAAGCGCAAACGCGCAGACGCTAGCCCAATACGACGCGGCCATCAGCCAGTATCAGAACTCGCTCGACCGCCTTCAAAACCAATTAGGCATCGCGCAGGGAAACATCGGCACGAACTACACTACGAGCCTTAACGAGCTTAATTCAGCACTGACGGCCGCCCAAGGGCAGAACAACCAGCAGACCACGCAAAACCAACAGAACCTGAGGACGAACAAAAACACTATTGCCGACCAAGCCTCACAAGGACTTAGGGGCCTTTTAAGCATCCTCGGCTCGTACGGCGCTGGCGGCTCGTCTGACGTTCAGAACGCCGGCATGGCCGTAGCCGACCAGGCTTCACAGCAACGAGCGGGCGCTGGACAGACCTTCGCGCAAAACCAGCAGGCCATTGACACCAACTGGGGCAACTACCAGAACCAGGACCAAAACCAGCGAAAGAAGCTGGAGGACTGGAAAACCCAACAGCTCAACGCCGCCCAGGCTCAGTCTGACAGCACGAAACAGGACCTTCTCGGCAAGCTCGCTGATCTTAAGGGTTCGCGTCTCGCGGCTGCCGGCGGCTCGTACACTGCCGGCGCTCAGCCTTACCTCGACCAGGCTAATGCGCTTTCGGCTAACATTGACGCGCTGGGCCGTCTCAACCCGACCTACACCGGCGAGACTCCGGTTTACACACCACAGTCGCTCAACAGCTACATAACCCAAGGTGCAGGAACCAGCACAGCTCCTTCGGGCGCTACCGGCTTGGACAGCCCGTACCTCGCAATGCTTCTTGGAAACAAACTTGATAAGAAAATAGGATTTTAATATGGGGCTACTTGAAGATCTAGTTAACGGTATTTTTGGCAACCATCAACCACAAAGAATACCTCAACAGCAACACGCACCAGCGCAAATGCGACCTGCGATGCAAATGAACCAAGCTCAACAAATGGGGCCAATTCAGGGGCCAATAAGCCCTATTCAAGGAGTATCTGACCCAATGTATCAAGTGAGGAATGGATATACACCATACAGCCTTGGTAATGGTCCTCAAACATTCTATATAGACACACGCAATCGCAACATAAGCCAATTCTAGGAGGTTCAAGTGGCTACGCTACTTCCCCAGTATCAAAAGAAACAGCGTCAGGATGGTGGATTTGATTTCTTTAACGGAAATCAGAAAATTAACGTCGATCAATATGTACAAGGAACAGGAGTAAATAAAGCTCAACTTGTACAAAGTATGGCTAATCAGGGAGATCGGTTCTCTCAAAACTACATACAGGCGAATCCTGTGATTCAACAGCCTTCCCTTAGTATGCCTAGTCTTTCTATGCCAAAACTTCAGACAACTCAACCACCACAAGCACCTCCGCAAAATGACTTCCTAACCCAACAATATAAAAATGGCGGGCTAGGAGGCTTTCTTGCTGGTGCAGTTGGATTTGTTAAAGACGCCGCTACGCAGGTAGTAAATGACGCAAAAGATGCTGGGGAAGGAATTGGAAAGGTTGCAATTGGCCAGGGAAATGCAAATGCTCTTAATAACCTCACTCAGGTTCGAAATCAAGCGAATGCAGAACATACTCAACGGCTTTCACAACTCGTTGATATGAACAACCCGAATGATCCTCGCTGGAATAGCCCCGAAGTACAGAATGAAAATAACCTCTATAACGCTGCAATCAGCAAGCTAAATAGTAGTGCAGCACCATTACAGCAGGCCATCAAAGAATCAAGTCAGGTTGACCCAGCACGAACAGCCGCAGCCGCCGCAGATACCTTTCTTAATGTTGGTACTTTAGGAGCGGGAACGGCCGCGAAAACAGTAGCTGAACAAGGCATTAAAGAGCTTGTAAACCAGGTAATAAAGCAAGGTGCGGGATCAATTACCAAAGAAGCTGTTAAGAACGCGGCTGTAAACACTGGAAAAGCTATTGCGCAAAGCTCATTAGAAGGAGGCTTATACGGAGCAGGGACTGGCGCAATTAACAGTGCAGCTAATGGAAGCGACTTACAAACTACTATTCAGAATATTCTGCAAGGAGCTGCAGTAAACGGCCTATTCGCTGGTGGGTTACGAACTGCCGGCGATGTCGTTATTCCTGGAACTAAGTTCGCGGCTAATAAAGTATCAGACGCTACCCCTAGCGTTCTGAATGCTGTTAAAACAGCTGTGAATGACCAGCGAGGAAGTATTAACCTCGGCTCAATTGGTGATTCAATCAATAACTTTGCGACTAAAAACCACCCTGCAGTAGTTGAGTTGAATAACCACCTAAACCTTCTTCGTCAAGCCGACGAGCAGATGGCCACAAATGGCCTAGCACCCAATAACGCAGCTAGAATCAACAACGCCAAGGCTCAGGCTCTGACGCTTCAAGAAATTCAAAACACTCAGAGAAAACTATCGCAAGGAGGCTATATTAAGGTTCCCGGAGGATCCAAAGATCCACGAGTTCAACAAATACAAAAATACGAACAAGCTAATGGTGTTGGTAGCAACCCAACTAAGGCGGCAGGTTTTAAAGCTGCGGCACTACAACGGGCACTTGAAGGTAAGCCGACTCCAACAGAGCTTAGAAATACTCTTACGTATCTAAACTCAAATTACATAGGCAAAGAAGTGCCACAAGGAACCGTGGTTGGTACTTCATTTGGAAAGGTGAGAGTCAAGACACCGAAGGGTGATGTTATTTCGGTAGAACCTGGAAATATAAATGCCAAAAAAGCAACTAATAGTGATGCAATCAATCATTTGCGAAAAATTAATAATGTAGCAATCGACGAAAAAGTTAACCTGATTAACTCAGTAGCTTCTTCACCTGAATCTTTAGCCAATAATAAGCAATCTTTGCCGACAGGAAGCCCGCATGAACAGTTGCCGCAATCTCGTACAGAAGGCGCTTCAAATATGCCTACTTCCAGCGATAACGTTTTACAAATTCGTAAATCCGATTACCCAGCCAATACAGGAAAAGCAGGGCAATCAGAACAATTACAAGCCAATCGAACCAGTTTAGAGAACTCTGCTTTACGTCAGGAAGAGAATCGCACTGGTACGTTCCAGAGCGATCAACAACGTAACAGTTCTGATCTCCGTTCATTGCCTAATGATACCCCTATTAAAGACGCCTCGCAATACGTGAAGAATATGGTAGAAAAACAAAAAGCTTCTACTAAAACGCCGATTAGAGACAGCCTTCAGGGACTATCCGACGAAATGAAACACCTTTTCGTCGACGATGCCGTAGCGCACGAACGCTATATCAAGGACAAGGCCCAGCAAGCTTCACTAAGGGAAGGCGTTGACCGAGTACGAAACTCGGATATGATCGCCCGCCAGTTCGCCGAAGACAACGGAATGAAGACTATTGGAAAGATGAACAAATCCAATATAAACGAATTCCAGCAGTACCTCATCGCTAAAAGGGCGCAGGAACTCGAGGCGAAAGGAATCAAAACGGGCCGGAACTCAGAGATGGACAAGGCGCTTATAAGCCAGGTTGGAAACAAATATAAAACCCAAGAGCAGACAGTAAGGGACTATTCAAGGAAAATGCTCGATTATTCCTTCGAACACGGCCTTATTTCTAAAGAACTTCGCGACAGGCTTGTAAAGGAAAACCCGGATTACGTCCCTATGAACCGTATTATGGACAATCTCGAGCAAAAAGGACTTCACAAGTCAAAACAGCTTGGAAACTTATCAAAGCAGTCTGTCGTGCAGAAAATGCAGGGTTCCGACCGAACCGTCGATAATCCTATCGAATCTCTCCTTAGGAATACTTCGCGCATGGTAAATGAGGGAGAAAGGAACAAAGTAGCTCGAGCCGTCGCTGAATCGGAACCGTTCAAGGAAAATATCTTGAAGGAGGGCGAAAAAGCCCGTCCTGGGTTTGATACGGTTCACTTCCTCGTGGACGGAAAGAAAATCACTCATGAAGTGCCCCAGCTCGTCGCTGAAGAGCTGAAGAATTTGAACGGCGTACTGCCCGGGTGGGCCAACAAGACGCTTGCAGTAGTCGGTGCTCCGACGCGCATTCTTAGGACTGGAGCCACGACGGCAAACCCTATCTTCGCAGTCTCAAACGTCGTACGAGACCAGCTTCAAACGCTTATTACTGGAAATATAAAGGCGAATATAAAAGGTACTCCTAAGGCGCTAATGGCAGCGTTTGATCCGAGTCCCGCCGGCAGGAAACTGCGCGAAGAACTCCAGCGGAACGGAATTATGGGAAGCGAATACCGCCAGACGTACGGCTACAAGTCGGGCGAGCTGATGAAGGAGCTTCAAAACTCCTCCAATCTTTCTTCTCAGGCATTCGAGCGCCTCAAACACCCTATAGACGCGCTGGCGGACGTTATCGGACGTACGGAAGTGTTCACCAGGGCCCAGCAGTACTTCGGTACTGAAGGAGACAACGTCGCTAAAGCGCAAGCGGCCCGCAACAACACGCTCAACTTCTCAAGAAGCGGAAGCATTACAAGGGTACTTAACAAGATCGTTCCGTTCATAAATGCCGGCGTTCAAGGCGGGAGAATTACCGTACAGCAGTTCAAGGACAGGCCCGTCCGAACAACTGTAGCTTTCGGAGCAATCGCCGGCGTCGCGCTGGCTGCCAAAGCGATCAACCAATCTCAGAACCAAGAACTGTACGACCGCTTGAGCGACGAAGAGAAAAAGAACAACCTCATTATCTTCGGCCCGGACGCTCATTACGACGGCGACCAGAATAGGGTAGTTGGGGTTACGAAGATTCCTATGCCTCAAATGGTATATCCCGTGCTCGACGCGGTAAACAACCTGAAAGGCAAGTCTGAAGACTTCGCCCGGATCGCCGGCGACGTGTTTACTGCACTTTCGGGAGTAGATGCGACCAACCCGGTCAACCAGCTTACTCCTACCGTCGTGAAGCCTTTCCTAGAAGCAGGATTGAACAAGAGCACCTACAGCGGTCAGGACATCGTAAGCCAGTACGATCAGAACAAAAAGCCTGAAGACAAGGGCGCGAAGTATACTACCGGCGTTGCAAGGGGAGTGGCTTCGGCTACGGGCATCGACGCTCCAGTGATAGACAACTTCATTCAAAACTGGGGAGGAGGACTGTTCAAGGACCTCAGCACCTCGCTTTCAGACAACCCTGACAACTCGAAAGACGGAGGAGGCGTTGCGGGCATGCTCGACAAGGGCTTCAGCAGGCGTTTCCTATCGGGGTCGGTCAAGAGCCAGTACGACATTCAGCAAGGGCTTTCCGAAGGCTACAAGAATCAAATCAAGCAGTCAGACGCGTACAAATCGCTTTCCGTCGACGATCAGGCAAAGCTTCTCGACAAAGTTGACGCCGACACCAAGGCGATTGCGGGAATTGCGGCGAAAACCGAGCAGGGAAAGGGAGGAGAAATCAAGAAGGACCTGACCGACCGCCAGAAGAGCATCATTGAAAACGGATTCAGCGTGGACAAGTACCTTTCCGACGTGCAATCGGCTGCGAACAAGGGAGTTAAGATTTCAGACGGTGTAAGCGCCGCTACCAAATCAACCCTCGACAAGTACAACTCGTTGGACGGAGACGGCCGTACTAAGTGGTTCAACGACCAAAAAGACGCCGAGTACCAGTACAATCTAGCGAAGTATGAAAACGACAAGAAGGCGGGAACGATAAGCTCCATTCAGGACATCAAGCGGAAGCAGGACCTCAAAAAGGACCAGGTCGGCTCATCATACGACAAGACGATCCGAGACCTTTACGGCTACAGCAAGTCCCAAATCTACGAATACCTCACTACTCCTGAATCGGGCGTGGACAAGCAGAAGATGGCCGACCAGCTGAAGCAGTACGACCAGGCCCTGAAGGACAACGGCCTTTCTACCAGCCTCAAGTTCAAAACAGGATTCGCCCCTTCTAAAAAAGGAGGCGGAAAGAAGGGATCAAGCGTAAAATCCGAGCTGGTAAAGCTTCCTGGCATCAAAACCGGAAAGCCGGACCTTGCTTCTTCAAAAAGCCCCGTATCCGCTCCAGTGCTAAAGAAAACGCAGCTAAAGACGGGAAAGATCGCGCAGCCTAAAATCACGAAAGCAAGGGTGGCCGCTAGAGCCTGATTATGGTATAATGTAGGCAAACAGCGTACACCAGAAAAGCACGGGGCGTTCGGATATACCGACCCCGTGTTTTTTGTTTAGGAATACGTGAACGTCGTTGATTTCGTAAATGCGACATATCTTGTAGCCGAGGGAAAACTGCCGACCTTTTCGAGCGGTTCTACTAAATGGCTCAAAATTCTCGGCATCGCCAACAACAAAATAGACACGTGGGCCTCGGAACTTGGAGGAAACTGGAACTCTTTATACAGCCCGAAGGAATCGTTCGGTACAGTTACGAACACCGATAAGTACTCTATTCCCGATGAAGTAAGGACCATCAGCAAAGAAAGCGCCGATACCGTACGCATCGTCCATTTGGACGGGCGCTACACCGATTATTCCGTGGTTCCCGCAGACGAGCTGAAGTCGTACGATTACGGCTATTACTGCGCACAGATCGGACGGACGCTGGTGTTCAACCATACGTTTACTGCGGCCGACCCTCAGTACGGCGGATCAATTCAAGTACCCGTGTACCTTTATGCGTCCCATTTGTCCGCAGACGCCGACGAAGTTCCCGTCGACAATCCCCAGTGGCTCGTACTCGTTACCGCCGCCGAATACAACCGAAACGACCTTGTAAAGCAGAACCAGTACGCGCCTCTCGTAAACGAAGCGAACGCCATTATGGATTCGATGAAGGAAGACAACTCGGCTCAGGCTGAATACGTTGATACTCCTTGGAGACCTGCGGGAAGGACCTGGTAATGTCGTTTGCTCCTCCTAAGCCGGCTCCAGCGCCAAAGGTACAAACCAGCTCTAAAAAGAACTGGCTGAAAGGCGTCGTATCCGCATACGACAGCGGACGAACACCTACCGACGGGCTTCAAAGCTCTGCGAATACGATGCTTGACCAGGACGGAACCGTAAGGCCCCGCCCTTCTTTGGTTTTATACGGCCCTCAGCCCGTCGGAACGGTTATAGGAGAAATATTCGAATTTAAAACTACTTCCGGCCTCACTTCTACTTACAGCATGATTTCAATGCAGGTCGTGGCGGGGGTTGCCAACATCTATTACGCGAAGGGCGAGGACGTAACCTGGACGAAAATTTCATCCGTAAGCTACGATCCGTCTTCTCCCGCCCATTTCTGCCAGGTACAGCAGAAAGTCCTTATTATGAACGGGTTCAACAACCTCAGCTACTTCGATATTCCGACCAACACCATCGTTCAGTACAACTCCCTCTCAACTCCCAGTGCGCCGATACTCGATACGAACACCGGACTGACGGGAACTTCATTCAACGTGTACTACGCGATTACCGCAAACTCCACCGTAGGGGAAACCGCCGGCTCTTCAGTATTGACCCAGCCCGTCCTTACCGACAGGGACCTTTGGAACAAGGACACCCAAAGCATCAAGATCAAGTGGTCGACCATAACCGGAGTGAAATCGTGGAACGTATACATGGGAACCTCTGCGGACGGGGCGGGACAGCCGACCATGTATCTTATTGCTGCCGGATTGGACGCGGCCACTTTATCGTTTACGGACAACGGAACAGCGGCGCAGGACCTTTCCCGTCCGCTTCCTCAGACAAACTCGACTGCCGGTCCTAAAGCCCTTTCCGGAAAGGTCATCAACGGCCGTCCATGGCTCATCAGGGACAAAGACAACCCTTTCTACGTGTGGCGCGGAGGAGACTACGGATATGAATTGGACTTTTCACCTTCCCACGGAGGAGGCTATACCCCTGTTGGAAACGGAACCAAAGAAGTTCCCAACGCGATAGATTCCTTCCGGGACGGCAAGGGCTCCTCGATGATTACCGTCTTTACGCAGAGTTCAAACGGCGGGGGCAAGAGATTCCTTTTGTCGCCTACGAACATAACGTACGGAAATTCGACCTTCGTTGTCTGGCAGGTCCAAGAGGATTCAGGAAACGACGGCACGGATTCTCCTTTTGGAATCATAAACTACAGCAACTCGCTGTATTACCCGTCTCGAGACGGCTTTAAAACGACCGGAACGAAGCCCCAGCTTCAGAACGTCCTTTCAACGGACCGCATTTCAAACACCATCCAAAACGACATCTCCCGCCTCAACAACAAGAAAATGTCTCTTGCAGTCGGGGTGGCTTACGAGAGCCGCCTTTACTGGAGCCTCCCAGTAGGAGGAGACGTGAACAGCGAAATCTGGGTGCTTGACTTGGCCCGAGGCGGAGCGTGGATGAAGCCGTGGAGCATCGGCGCGGACTGGATGTGGCTGTACAACGACAACTCCGGCGTCACGCACATTCTCGTGCTCGTATCCAATGCTGTTTACGAGCTCAGCTATTCCCAAAATACCAACGACAACGGCATAGGATTTCCTACCGACGGAACTTCGGGAATCGTCAACTTCTCGGAAGACGGCAGGAGCTGGGCGAAGCTTCGCCAGGTCGTATTTCAAGTGCTGAAGCCTTCAGGAAACCTCACGTTCAGCGTTACGGCAATGACTGACGACGGAATTATGACCTATCAAACGGGCGATACGTACGGCGAAAGCGCGACGGTGGGCGGCTGGGGGGAACCCTCGGACAGGGGGCTTTTAGGTTTCGGAAGGCACGCATGGAGCGAAGTCGAAACCGTACCGGTAGCCTCTGGCGTGGCGCGCAAGGACGTAGCCGTCGAAGTAGACGAAGTTGTCCAGTGGTACACGTACGGCTGGTCAAGCTCGGGAATAAACGCAAACTATCAGATTTCAAACGTAACGGACGAATTCGTACTCATCGGCTTAAGGGATACGACATAAGGAGATAAACATGACGGCAACAATAACAGACAAATTTTCACAGGTTTCAACCGGAATCCGACCGGTTACTACTACCGTGTCTTCAGTAAGGAACATCGGTACTACGACTTTAGCCTGCTCGGACTTAACCGGATGGACTACCAACACGGCTGTTCACTTCGTAACCTATAAAAAAGATTCCGCAGGAAAAGTAGTCGCCGGCTCGCAGACTGACTGGAAAGGCATCGTTTCAGGCTCCAATATTACCAACCTCACGGTAACAGGCGGAGGAGACGCCGGCAACGCCCCTGGAGACATCGTCGAGCAGATTCCAACCGCACGATACGCGAAAGAACAATATGATGCTCTGGCAACTCAGCACAACAACGACGGGACCCACCATGACATCACCTCTACCAACGCGACTATTACGAACCTATCCGTAACGAACCTCACCGTAGGCTCACAAACCCCTTCTGCTGACTGGACGGCTTCAGTTGCCCCAAATACGGTTACTTACAACGGCAACCACTCCTACACCGCAGTATTCAACGGAACCGACTTGACGGGCGCTGTCAATCCGGGAACCCGCATTCGCACCACTCGTACGGTAGCGGCTCCAACTCAGTGTACGTCCTTGAACGGTACGACGCAGTACTGGGTGAAGACTTCTCCGGCGGGGATGACGTTTACGAACAACTTTGTTGTGAGCGCCTATGTAAAGATGACGAGCTATCCTGCAAGCGGAAATAACGGTGTTATTGCATCGCGATACAACGGTACGAGCGGATGGGGGCTGTGGACTGACAGCGCCGGCAGGGTTGGTATGGTTGGTTGGAATGGCGGTTCTGCGAACTTCAGGCAGGTGCAGAGCAACCAGTCTTTGCCGCTAAACAGGTGGGTGCGCGTTACCGTCCAGCTTGACATGTCTTCTTTCACGACGACGACTACTACCTGTTATGTAATGCTCGACGACGTAGACGTGCCGGCAACCTTAATTCAAGGAGGCACGAATCCTACTTCATTGCTACAAGCTGGAAATCTTGAAATCGGCTCATGGAACGGAGGTTCTGCTTCCTCTCTATTTCCTGGAAAAATCGCGCAGGTATCCATCTTTGGTGCAAAGATTGCTCAGTCTACTATGCAAGGTTATGCTTCACAAGGATTGCTCGGAACAGAAACTAACCTCATTTCAGCATATTCATTCAACGGCGTTACGACCGACCTCAACACGACAAACGCAAACAACCTCTCCGCTGGCGCGGGATCTCCTACTGCAACAAACGCAGATTCTCCATTCGGAGGGCAGGCCAGCGGGTTAATCAGCTCTACGCTGGATTACGGAATTGTCCAAAGTGCTACGTTCAGTACGAACACCACCGTGGTTATACAAGTTCCTGAAGGCTGTACTATTCCTACCTCGGGCGGGATTACGGCAATGAGCTATTCAAGCGCAAGCAAGCCGTACGGATTTCCAGGTGATACGACCAAATGGGATATACTGTCTCTTTTTAAGTCAGACTTCACCGTTTCCATCGGCAGTATTAATACCTGGACCCAAAGTTCAAATACTAAGATAAATATACCAATTGGTTCTTGGAACCTCTCTTATCAGGGAACATTGGGACTACTTTCTTCAGTGAGCGGTGTACGTTCAGGACTTGCTTCTATCGGTTATTCTGGCGAGTTTACTGGAAGTAATCAGTTCTACGAGGCTGTTACCCGAATATTGTCGCTTAATAGTACAACACAACTACAAATTACCGGGTATGGAAGCAAAAGGGTCAAACCCCTAACCGCTACTGACTATTTTTTGTACGGGTTTATCGACAGTGCAACAGGAACGGAATCATTCCTTGTCAAAGGCGCTCAAGGCGCGGTTACGGTTTCTGCCGGGAATGCATATTTGTAGGTCCTTATGCCAGAAGAAAACAAAACACCTACAACAGTACGCGAGCTAGGCATCAAGCTGGCAGGATTTGAAGAACTCGTCAACGAACGGTTTAAGAACCTTACCGATTCTATCGAACGTCTCGCCAGCGCCTTAGAGACCTCTAACTCTCAAAAAGCAGACCAGAAGGACTTGGACGATCTCATTGCACGAGTAGTCTTTCTTGAGAATAAAAAGCCTTGGGTTCTCGTACTCTGTACGGTCCTTTTAACCGCGATCCTCACATTCTTTTTGCAACTTGAAATTTCGCGCCTTTTAGGAGGGGGCAAATAATGGCACTAAACGGAATAGACATATCAAAGTATCAGGCAGGACTTGAGCCGTCAAAAGTTCCCGGCGATTTCGTAATCATCAAAGCGACCGAAGGGGTGGGCTACACCGATCCTTCCTGCGACGCGCTGTATCAAAAAGCAAAGAAAGCAGGTAAGTTGCTCGGCGTATACCACTTCGCCCGCCCGGACGGCAACGACCCGGTTTCAGAGGCTAACTGGTTCGTATCCCAAATCAAAGGCTACATTGGCGAAGCCGTTTTAGTCCTCGATCTTGAAGTAAACCCTATTACCCCGGCATGGGCGAAGCAGTGGCTCGACAGGGTGTACGATCTTACTAAAGTACGCCCGCTCCTTTACATGTCCGCTTCAAAGTTCAACTCCACGGGCGACTGGTCGGCCGTCATACCTAATTACGGCGCGTGGGTAGCGGGCTATCCTTCTTCCGCGCAGGTGAACGGCTACGCGATTCCTAAGAATCCTTACAACATCAACGGGAACTGGGTATATGCCATGTGGCAGTACACCTCGAACGGCTGGCTCACAGGGTATGGCGCTAGGTTAGACCTCGACGTATTTTACGGAAGCAAAGCGGCATGGCTGTCGTATGCAAAAGCGAACGTTCCTGACCCGGTAATAACTACTCAGGAAGAAACCCAAACGACTGCAATTCCGTTCACGACTTCAATGCTCGACGACCCGACCGTTGAAAAAGGCCTAGAGGTTGTCGATCAGCACGGAGTAGACGGGTCAAGAACCGTCGTATATACGATTACCTACACCAACGGGAAGGAAACCGCCCGCACCGTGAAGTCAGAAGTTACCGTTCCCGCGATCAATGAAATCGTCCGCGTCGGTACGAAAGAACCAGAACCTGCCGTAC